TCATTGAGCTTAGTATTGCCAATGCTGAAATGCGTGACCTAAGTCAGGAAGATGTAAAAGAATATATTCGTTACATTGCTGATAGACGATTGATTAGCCTGGGTCTCAAAGGCATCTTTAAACGCAAACGCAATCCCCTACCCTGGGTTGAAGAGATGATCAATGCTCCAGTCCATGGTAACTTTTTTGAAAACCGTGTTACAGATTATGCAAAAGGTGCTTTAAGTGGAAATTGGAATGAAGTTTGGGCGTAGACCATGACTGACATAACTGTTGCAAGCATGCAACGTAACGAAGGCAAATATATTATTGAATGGTTTGCCTATTATCTATTGCAGGGTGTCAATCATTTTGTTATCTACAATCATCAGAGTACAGATGATACCGAGGCAATATGGCGAAAATTAGCCAGACATTATTATATTGACATTCACAATAGAACAGGATATAATGTACATTATCCCATGCTGCAGCATGCATTAACTGAAGTCCTACCAACCACGGACTGGTTAGTGTTTGCTGACATGGATGAGTTTTACTTTCCCATTGAAAAATATACAATGCGAGAAGTATTAGAAGAACGCAAGGACTGGAATTGTTCTGCCTTTGGTGTGTATTGGTGTCAGTTTGGTTCAAGTGGATATATAGATGATCCAAATTTAGTTCTTGCCAGTTATGTACATCGTGGTCCATTAGATCTTAGCACCAATCATCACATGAAGAGCATAGTCAAAGGACGAGGTCGAGCAGGCACTGTTAGTGGAACTAATCCTCATGTATTTACCACTGAACATGGCACCATAGATTTTGTTGGCAGAGTTATACCACCGCATGCTGGGCATAACATAGCTGTTGAACCCTGTCATGAAGTAATGCGATTAAATCATTATCAGTGCAAGAGCTGGGAATATTTTAAAACACGCAAACAGGTTCGAGGTAGTACAGCAGATCGTCCACCTGAGGCCCCGGGTGCACAGATACCCGACAGCGTATTTCATGATTACGATCATAATGAAGTATTTGATGATAGTATCTGGACTAAATACAAACAACAATTAATACCAAAAATTCAATCAATTAAAGAACAGATAGGAATATTATGATCATAGCACTAGCCACCATGCACGACAATCTGTATCAGCATTTAGCCAATGAAACCTGGGACAACAACAAGGTTAAATATGCAGAAAAACATGAATATGCTTACATAGCCAAGACTGATGATTTTTATGGATTTCCACCAGGCTTTGAAAAAATTCAGTTTCTCTTGGATACCTTTGAAGCCTATCCTGACATAGAATGGATTTGGTGGACCGGAACAGACAGCATGGTAACTAATTTTAATACGCGCATTGAAGATAAAGTTGCTGAAGTGCCTGACGCTCATATCATCATGAGTGCAGACTTTAATTTCCCAATCAATTGTGATAGTATATTAATTAAAAATACAAAAGAAGCCAAGGCTTGGCTACAGGATATCATGGACAACATGGACACCTATGCCACACATCAGTATAAAGAACAACAGTACATGTTGGACAGTGCAGATAAGTATACTGACATCATGGAAGTTATGCCGCAGCATTTCATGAACAGTTATGAATATAAAATGTATAAAGTTCCACCTTGGAATTATACTGAAACAGTTGATGTTCATGGTGAAAGAGGTCAGTGGGAACCAGGTGATTGGTTAGTTCATTGGCCAGGAACTCAGCCACAAGAACGTCTAGATTTAGTTGAGGAATACAAAGAAAAAATTATTTATTAATGGGGTTGAAATGAAACAAGAAATTTTATCATTGGTTGAGCGTTATGTACAGGAAAAGAATGCCAATAAAAAATGGGTGGCTGGCGAAGATTTTGTTAACTATGCTGGTCCATTATATGACGAAGCAGAAATTACCGCAGCCGTAGGTAAATTATTAGACGGTTGGTTGGTCATGGGCAATGACTGTGCGCGCTTTGAAACAAAATTCCCCCGATACTTTGATAAACCACATGGCGTTCTGACCAACAGTGGATCAAGTGCTAACCTCCTAATGATGTCAGCTTTGAAGTCCAAACGCGGTCATAATCTTCCCCCGGGCACCAAAGTGCTCATGCCCATTGCAGGGTTTCCAACCACACTCAACCCTACCCTGCAAGTGGGCTTTATTCCAGTGTTCGTAGACATAGAGCTCGACACACTTAATCTGGATCTGGATCTAGTAGAAGAAGTTTTAGAACAAGATCCAGATATCCGTGTTATAACATTTGCTCATGTGCTGGGCAATCCTCCGGACATGAATCGCCTCATGGCGCTGATAGAAAAATATAATTTAATACTGTTAGAAGATTGTTGTGATGGACTAGGCACCACTTATAATGGACGACCCCTAGGAAGTTTTGGAGAAATGGCATCATGTAGTTTTTATCCAGCACACCATATCACCATGGGCGAAGGTGGTTTTGTAGCCTGCAATGACAAAGTAACCGAAGACATTTTAAGATCATTCCGTGAATGGGGTCGTGGCTGTTATTGTGTAGGTCCCGAAGCCAATAAACTTAAATGTGGTAGCTGTAAGAAAAGATTCAGCGATTGGATTCCAGCTCTGCCAGGTGAAATATTCGACCATAAGTATGTGTATGACGAAATTGGTTATAATATTAAACCTATAGAACTGCAAGGAAGCATGGGACTGGCTCAGTTAGAAAAGCTTCCCATAATTGAAAACCGTCGCAGAGAAAACTATCAGGCATTATTTGATGTGTTTGTTAACTACGAAGAGTTCTTTCATTTACCACGAGCTCGTGAACACAGTGATCCAAGTTGGTTTGCATTTCCATTGACTATTAAAAAAGGATCTCCATTTACTCGTACAGAAATCGTGGACTTTTTAGAAGATGCCAAAATACAAACCAGACCTTATTTTGCTGGTAACATTATGCTGCAACCAGCCTATGATCATTTAATGGATCCCAATGAAACTCGCGAGATGTTCCCAGTAGCTACTTATGTAATGTTAAACACATTCTTCTTGGGAACCAGTCCCGTAGTCAGTCTGGAACAGATTGCCTATATCAAAACCATTGTTGATAATTTTATGAGCAAATATGTATGATGACAACTGAAGAATTACAGGCCTTTGAAACCGACATAGGTGAATGCTTTAACCGGGCAGAGATTCGAGCTCCTATACATCTTTATGATGGCAATGAAGAACAGATTCAGGAAATCTTCAAATGTGTTGATATAGAAAAAGATTGGGTCTGTGCCACCTGGCGTAACCATTATCAGTGTCTGCTCAAAGGTGTTCCACCTGAGGTACTTAAAGCAGAAATACTCCGTGGCAAGAGCATGGTCATGAATCTGCCAGAATATAAGATACATTGTTCCAGCATCGTTGGTGGCATACCCAGCATAGCTACTGGCATTGCTGCTGCTAATAAAATGCTGGGCAAACCAGACTGGACCTGGTGCTGGTTAGGCGACATGAGTGCTGAAACCGGAGCCTTTGCCGAAGCCTATAAGTATGCTGTGGCTCAGGAACTACCCATAACCTTTGTCATCGAAGACAATGAACTCAGTGTTGAAACTCCAACCGCAGTTGTCTGGGGCAACCGACAAAAATGGTATCTTAACCGGGCTCAATTGGACACCAATGGTTTTTGGACAGCTCCTAATCTGGTCTACTACAAGTATAAAAATACAAAATATCCACACGCAGGTGCTGGAGTCAGGGTGCAATTTTAATGGATCGTAATCGCAAATACAATGAAGAATTAATCAAAGCCATGAACTGGTTAGGCCAACAGGACAATACTTTATTTGTTGGTCAGGCAGTTCGCTATGCTGGCACAGGCATGTTTAATAGTTTGCTGGACGTAGCAGATGAAAAGAAGTTAGAATTTCCTGTAGCCGAAAACTTTCAGATGGGCTATTGCACAGGCCTGGCTCTTAATGGCATCATACCCATAGCCATCTATCCACGCTGGAACTTCCTGCTATGTGCAGCTGATCAGATTGTAAATCATCTGGACAAATTACACAACATGAGTTCAGGCAAGGTAGATCCCAAGGTTATTATTAGAGTAGCTGTTGGCACAGAGATTCCAGTTGATCCTCAGGATCAGCACAAGGGCAACTTTGCTGATGCTTTCCGCAGCATGCTCAAACATGTAAGTGTGGTTGAATTAAAACATTCAGATGACATTTTGCCAGCCTATAAGTATGCCCATGCAAGAACTGGCAGTACCATATTAGTAGAATTTCCAGACTACGGCAAATGAAAATACTGTTAACTGGTGCCAACGGAACTGTTGGTCAATTACTTAATCTGCATTTAGCGCCCTGGCATACAGTAACGGCCCTGCAAGGGTCTCGCGATTTAGATCTACTGGACCAGGATGCCGTAGATAATTTTTTTAAGGGTCAGCACTGGGATTGTGTTATACATTGTGCGGCCGTGGGCACCAACGACACTCAGGGGCGTGATAGTATTATAGCACAAAAGAATCTAAGCATGTGGGACAATTTACGTGATCATCAGCATAGATATAATAGACTCATAAACATTGCTTCTGGGTGTGAACTAAACTACGGCCCCGAACGAGCCGAATGGGAATTGTTTGATCAATTACCTGTTAGTGCCTATGGCCTAAGTAAAAATTTAATTGCCCGAGACGTATTATTGGTTCCGGGCTGGTATAATCTCAGACTATTTGGCCTCATAGCCAATACCCGAGTATTTAAAGCTCTTTGGGACGCCGTAGATGCTGGCAACAAGGTATTTGATATTGTTGATGACAAGTACATGGACTACATAACCGAAGATGATCTGGCTCGTATTGTCAGACACTTTGTGGAAACTAAAATTACACTGCCCCAGGACATTAACATGGTCTATGCTACTAAATACAAGGTAAGTGAAGTATTGCAACGATATATAGACGATAACGGCATTGATATTAAGCTGAACATCATAAACACCGTGACCGCTGAATTTGATTATACAGGGTCTGGTCATCAACTAGCACAAATGGGAATATTATGAACATGGGATTCTTAGCAACAAACAAACAACCCTCAACTAATAAAAAAATTGTCTATGTAACAGGCTGTTTGGGATTCATAGGTTTTTATGTAGCCAAGCGTTGTTTGGAATCAGGCTGGCACGTCATAGGCATTGACAAAATGACCTATGCTGCTAACCCAGATAGATTAAATGAATTAAAAGACATAGCCATGGACAATCATGTTGAATTTGATTTAGAAACCATAGACATCAATGACATTGAACGTCTGGTTGATTGTGACTATGTCATCAATTGTGCAGCTGAGACGCATGTAGACAACAGCATTGATGGTTCAGATGTATTCTTAAAAAGCAACATCAATGGCGTACATCATTTACTAAAATTAATTACTGCCAAGGGTCGCTATGGCATGCCCATATTCCTGCACTTCAGCACTGACGAGGTGTATGGCGACATCATGGATGGCAGTTTTAACGAAGAACATTTATTACATCCCAGCAATCCATATTCAGCCACCAAGGCAGCTGCGGATCAGTTAATTCTGGCCTGGGCTCGCACACATGCTGTTCCGTATGTCATAGTACGTCCAACCAATAACTATGGTGCTGGCCAGTACGTAGAAAAATTAGTCCCTAAGGCAGTTAAGTTCCTGCAACTGGGCCGTAAGGTTCCACTACATCTGGGTGGTACACCACGCCGTACCTGGTTGCATGTAGAGGACACTGCTGATGCTGTCATACATATTATTAATTCAGGGACTGTAAATGAAGTCTATAATATCCCAGGCAACTTTGAAATTTCAAACCTGGAAGTTGTAGAAGCCGTGGTCCGAGAATTCCATGGACCTGACGCCAATGTACAGGACTACATAAATACCAATTATGAAAGACCTGGTGCTGATTTACGATACAGCATTGACGGCGCTAAATTAAAAAATCTGGGTTTTGAAAGTAAACGGGACTTTTATACTGAAATACCTAGCATAGTCAAATATCACAAAGATAACTGGATCTGGTAATGTTTACAGATTATGCAACAACTCGCATGGACATATGTCGTTCTTGCCAACATTTTAACAACATAGTAAAGACTTGTAAATTGTGTGGTTGTTTTATGCCAGCAAAAACAAACTTTAAAGAACAACGTTGCCCTGACAACCCTCCAAGATGGACTGAAATTAATCAAAGTAACTATGCAACATCTCAGGGATGCTGCAATAAGGAATCTAAATGAGCGGTGTAACACTCCACTACGAATGCAACAACTGTGACGCGGTCTTTAAGATACGCCATGACATGGATGAAGGTTATTATGCCATAAATTACTGTCCGTTCTGCGGCTGTGAACTTGATGGTGAAGAAGAGCATTTTCAACAAGATGACGAATAATGTGGTACTACAATGATCAGGTACTGACTGAGCTGCCTGAGGATAAAATTGGTTTTGTTTATTTAATCACCAATCTAACCACGGGGCGTTGTTACATAGGCAAAAAACTCAGCAAGTTTAGTCGAGTCAAATACAAAATGGTCACGCAAAAAAATGGTATTAAAAAGCGTAAAAAGATTCGCAGCAAAATTGACAGTGACTGGCAAACCTATTGGAGCAGCAGCCCCGAAGTTCAGGCCGATGTAGAGCGTCTGGGTGAAAATAAATTCCGTCGAGAGATTCTTTATTTTGCCGACAGCAAAGGTCAGCTTAGCTATCTGGAAGCTCGTGAACAGTTTCACCGCCAGGTTTTAGAATTTCCGGATAGTTGGTACAATGGCATCATACAGTGCAGAATTCATCGCAGTCACGTACTCAAGGTTCCTGAGCTAAGAGCTTGACACTGTCACTGACTTATCATATAATGGTTGCATGATAAGTTATCTATTGGTTATAAGCATGCTGACGCCAAATGGACACGTTGTTCCAGTTAGCTCGCAGAGCTTTCTGGAATTAAGTCTGTGTCAGATGACAGGACATGAAATTCTAGTACAACATCATAAAAAATACCCTAAAAATTTTATAAGTGCAGAATGCCGCAGAGTCCATGACTGAACACGAAGCCGAAATTATCTACAATGATCTGGTTCGATTATTCGGAGACCGATTGCCCAATTACGAACGTGAACCGCGCCGTTTTGCCTACTGTGTTAAAATATATAAACATCTCGTAAAATTACTTGGAAATCAACATGTTAACTAAAATAACCGTTGCAGTTTGTTTAATTCTGGCCATGTTGGGTGCGTATATGGGTGTGGCCAGTTTGGCCCAGCTCAGAGCCTACGACACAGAGATAACTGCCTTTACTAGCAGAATCAATGCCTTACAGGAACAGTTGTACAGATTGCAAGAAGAGGATCGTGAGCTCAATGTTAGATTAGATTTAACACAAAAAAGCTTGACAAAACTGCAAGAAGAAAATAGAATACAGGAAGTATTAATTAACGAGGCCCGTGCTAAACGGAAACGATAATGGCAGAAATATTTTCAAATAAACGCATTGAAGAAATGCTGCAGAAAATGGCTCATGGTAAAGAACCTGAAGCCACAGAGATTGATCATACCAAACCTGGCTATACCGTAGCACTCATGAGAGCCTTTAATTGGTATAACTATGAAAAGGATCTCAAGACTTCCAGATCCTATTTGCGAGGTTGGATTAAAAAGCATCAGCCAGCTGATGTCAAGACATTTGATGCGGTTCCGGACTTTTATATGCGAACAGTATATGGTTGGCTGGCTCGTCTGGCCGAACATGGGGCTAACCTAAGTCCAAAACATAATACTAAACTTACAGATACCGTAACTAACATGTTAAAATTTAGCGTAAAAGCACCTGCAGAACCTGCACTAGAAGATACCATAAAAAGACCCAGCATACAGGATGCCCTGGCCGCCAAACAATCAGAATTCTTTGGCGAGCTCGAAGGCGAAATTGACAACTTCATACTGAATGATTGTCGCAAGACCGACTTTAATCTATTCAAGTATCTGCAGGGTGCTAATAGTCCCAAGGTATTCGGCACAGCAGTCAAGGGTCTATTAGACGCTCGCATTAACGAAATAGCCCAGGTGCCTGCAGACGAACAATTGGCCGAGGCTTATAGCTGCTTTACAACAGCTCAGCGAGGTCGACTAGAGAATTTCCTTCTGGAGTTAATTGAAGATGGCCAACGCTGGGCGGACTTTAAAAAAGCCAATCAGAAGGTTCGCGTTAAGAAAGCCAAACCAGCTGGTGTGCAGGTAGCCAAGTTGCAGTACCTCAAAGAGTTCACCGAGCTGGGATTAACATCAGTCAGTGCACCAGGCATCATAGGTGCTCAGCAACTGTGGGTGTACAATACCAAAAATAAAAAGCTGGGCTGTTATTTGGCCACGGGCAGTGCTGGGTTTAGTGTTCGAGGCACAAGTCTACAAGGCTATGATCCCGAAACCAGCGTGCAAAGAACTTTACGTAAACCTGATGTCATAACCAAGCAGGTGCTAGAAGCCGGCAAGGTTCAGTTACGCAAAATACTTGTTGATCTTACCACTACGGAGACCAAGTTAAATGGTCGCATCAATTCAGAAACTATTTTACTAAGAGTACTATGATAGTTTTTAAATGTAATGCTAAATGGGCATTGTTCAGAAGATTTAGGCGCTATGTTAAAACACGTACATCAGATAAAAATAAAAGAGCCTATCAGAAAATAAGACGATATCGAGGTGATAGGTATTGGTGGGAACCTGTGCAGGAAGAAAACTTGGATTAAATTATGAAAATAAAATTAGACATTAATGAAATACCCGACGAGTTATACAATCAGTTATTAATGGCATTTGTTCAAAAGGCCATAGTCGAAGGCATAGACGTTCCCCGAGGCAGTACAGTTGAGAATTGGAACCTATCAGCTGAAATTGACATACCAAACATACATTAAAGATAAATATTTGAACCGGTCAAAAGCCGACTACATTAACTAACCCACAAGGTGAAATCATGGAATTTAATAAAAAGACAACTACCGTCATAGACGAAAATAACGACAATTTTTTTGTCAAAAAAACAGCCACTGAATTGGCTCATGAAGCCGCAGTTGCTGCACTAGACCCAAACTACAAGATTACCTATCCCTGCGATGATAAAAATGCTGCAAAACAATGCAATCGCCGTTGGATAGACAGTCTGAGTGATTGTGCCTAAGTTTAAATTTGAAATACCAG